GTAGAAGCGTTTAACGAGCGGTGTGACAATGATTGCATCAATTTCTCCCGCATACGAAGAAACGTCAATCGTCTGCTCAATGTACGCAGGAATATAAGAGAACCTGACACCGTTGTATGTGCTGAAGTTCGTTGCAAGTGTTAGATCGGTAACAAGTTCGTAGTTGTTACCACTAGGATTAGAGCCTAAACCATACGAACTACAGCAGTATCCTGCTCTAAGGCGATAAACACCAGCATCTAACGTGGTTTCAATTTTTGACGACACGCATTGGTCCGTACTGTTGTGATTACCATCATCATTCTGGGCTAGAGTATTACCGGATAGATCGTACACCCAAAGATACGGATCAGCAAAACTACCGGCGCACGCAGAGTTTGAGTTACCATAGATGACAACATTAGTAGCGTCTTGCTCAATCTCAAAGTACCAGTCAGACTCTTCGGTAACCGTATACGTAGATGCCCTCGCCACACTCGGAAACAAAGAGAGTATGGCAAGGGCAACTACAGCAGCCGCAGGTAAAAACCTTGTTTTAGAAGGCTTAAAAAACTTCATTATATATCTAGACTATCATCTAGACATTTATTTTTATAGTTTACTTTTTAGGTGGAAGAATCTTTACAACCCAACTTCTACTACCGTCAGGATTAACTCTCCAAAAACCTTCAGTCTTCGCCATCTTTCTTCATACCCTTAGCACCAAAGTAGCCACCGATAATACCGATAACACCACCAAGAGCAGTTTGAACAAGAGTCATAACATCAGATGAAACTTCAACAGCTTCACCAGTAGTTTGAGTCTCAATTGCAGCAACAACATAATCGCCAACAATGGCAACCAGAATTGCCAACATAACACCAGTGGCGAGTACATACATAGTCTTCTCTTTCATTAGCCGAACATTGCCTTCCATGTCTTAGGACCAACAATCCCATCGACATGCAAGCCATTAGCGGTCTGCCAATCACGGACTTTATCCTTTGTTTGACGACCAAACTGACCGTCTACAATAGCTCCAACCTTAGCCTGAACAGCCTTAACAGCCTCAGAGTTCTTGGAACCAAGCTTGATGGGTTCACCCGGATAAGCCCTACCAGAAGGCTGAGGAGCAGGTGCTGGAGCAGGTGCTGGAGCAGGTGCCGGAGCAGGTGCCGGAGCAGGCTCATCTGCTTTACAATCACAAGCCTTAGCGTGCTTGTCAGAACCCGGACCCCAAATACCATCAACATGCTGGTCATGCTCAGCTTGCCAAGCTTTAACAGCAGCCTCAGTTTTAGGACCAAAATCCCCATCAACTGGCTGAGCACCAACAATACGTTGCACTTCCTTCACACCATCACCACGGGAACCTCTTTGGAACCAAGGCGACTTTCCAGAAGGCGCTGATTGAGTCTTAGCAGCAGGCTTAGTAGAAGCAACTGGTGCCTCACCAAGAAGCTCCTCAAAAACCTCTTTATAGTAATCAGGATCATCAGCGTGTTCATTGCTAATCTCAATATGTACCCAATCACCACCCGGAGCACCACTAAAAGCCTTCTTGTCGTAAACTCTCCAAGCGTTACGGTCACACATCCATCCACGACCCCAAGGGCGAGGATAATAGTCAAAGACAGCTTCAACACCTAAAACATCTGCGTTCTCTACAACCCAGTCCATCATTTTACATGCATCGTCATAATTACCAGTACCACGATAAGGAGCGCCTCTCCAAGACAAATCGCCTGCCCTACCAGTAGCGTGAACTGACGGGGTGCTCTTACCACGCTTATTTCTGACACCAAAAGTGCCGTTATTCCATAGCCCAAAATGGGCTTCTAAAAGATCAATGAGCATTTCAAAACCGGCTCTTTTACCAGAAGCAGTCTTGTCATACCCAGTATAAGGTCTATTCATATCATTTCTCCTTTTCTTATATTTTAGTTTACTAAGCATAAAATATCAAAACTCATTAAATACTTCAATAGGCTCAGAAGACTCATTAGGTAACTCAGGCTGCTGATCGACAGGTTTAAATGGATTATGCGACTTATCATCAAACTTTGCGTTACGATCTGTCCAATCCTGAATTCCCGGGTTCACCAACTCATAAAGCCCCTTGTTTGCGACAAAAGTTGAAAGAATTGTTTTTGACTGAGTTATTGGAACTTCACCCTTATGAGGATGAGTGAAGTTAGAAGGAAACATTAAAACTCTACCTGCAACGGGAGAAACCTTCAAATTTTGAAGTGGGAAATATGTCTCTCCACCAACATCAACATCATTTAAATAAACAATCATAGTTGAAAGCCTATGAGGAACTGGCATAAAAGGACCACCATCAATATGCTCATCGTAGAACCCTTCGCCTCTTTTATAAGTTTGAATCTGATACCCAGAATCTTCAAGGGGATATGTGAAAGCGTGCAGATTTGTATACTGCATTACATAATCATTAACTACTGATCTAGTATATGGCAATATCTCCGACTCATGTCTACCCCAACAGAGATCGTAATCTTCTTCAAGAAGCTCTCTCTCAATTCTCGTATCCCAAGTATTTTTCGTTGTAGGCATATCGCCACCCATAGTAATGCCACGCCACAACTTGCCCTCACGCACCAACCTGTCCCAATGTAGATTTAAATCAAACATCAACTCTTCACACAATAACTTAGGAATTAGATTTTCGTACACAGCAATACCGCTTCCACGACCTAGCGGAAAATATCTTTGGACTTTTCCATCTGCCGCATATGAAGCATCAATGTTTAAGATTTCAGAATCTTCAAAATATGTCATACAGACATTATATCAGCTTGGAGTTGGCAGCGTGCCCCAAGGCGGAGTCGGTATTACAATTTCCTCAACCGGAACATCCTGTTGAGGAATATCTCTCAACGCCTGCCTAAACTGGAACCAAGCAGCCCGGTCGTCAGCACTTAAACCATTGTCTTGAAGAGCCGTCCAGTCGGACCACATCAACATAGAGTCTCTCCACTTCTTAACCCAAGAAAGCTTCCTAGCTTCAGTCCAAGTGAAGTTTTCAAACATTTCCTCCACTTCTTGCCAACCCATAGACTCAAAAGCAGTAGTCTCTTCAATTGTAAACCAGATCTCTGGAGGACTAAAGTCACTAAATGCCATAATTACACCTTTATAATATAGTTTAGCACAATATACGGCTGAACATTATTGTGCGCACCACCACCACCAGTATTTTGGTTTGTAGCCGTAGCATTTGCTACAGAAGCAGGATGCGAATGAGGCGCATTAGCCGCACCAGTAGAAGCAGGATGGCTGTGAGGCGCATTAGCAGCACCTGTGGAAGCAGGGTGGCTGTGCGGAGCATACTGAGCAGGGGCGTAGTGGCTATGAGGGGCGTTAGCAGCGCCAGTGGAAGCAGGGTGCGAGTGAGGACCATAAGATGTCACAGTTCTCGCATAATAAGCAGACTGCCACGCAGCAAGAGACCCCGGATAAACATCCCAGTTGTTACCAGCACCGACACGTTTAGCATATTTATTTGGATTCTGACCATTTGAATTACCACTCTCTCCGTGAGAGTGAGGGGCATTAGCAGCCCCAGTAGAAGCCGGATGCGAGTGAGGTGCGTTAACAGCGCCAACATTATGAGCATGATAAGCATTAGCAGCACCCGTAGAAGCGTTATGTGAATGAGGAGCATTCGCAGCGCCCGTTGAAGCAGGATGAGAGTGAGGAGCGTTTACAGCACCAGTAGAAGCATTATGAGAGTGAGCGTCCTGTGCGTGATTATGCGAAGGCATCTCAGCAGCATTCAACGTATGAGTAGCAGCACCGCCAGTTTCAGCAAGAGCATCGAAAGCAGTATCAGCAGAATCTAAACCAACAACAACCCGACCCTTAATATTAGGCAAATTAAAAGTCGTAGACCCGTCACCAGACCCATAAGTATCACCAACAACAGCATACAAATCAGCATAAGTAGTTCTAGAAACAGCAGAACCATCACAAATCAACCAACCAGTAGGGGCAGATGAAGCAGACCAAGCAACCAGACCACCAGTAGGCACCGGGCCAGTCGGGTCTAACGTATGACCACCAAGAGACATCGTTGAAGAAACAACATGATCAACTTCAATCTGATCAAATTCTTTATTAATTATACGTTGAATCATCCGGCATCATACTCCACACCATAAATACTTATCGTACACTCGCTATTAGCATAACCTATCGAAGATATAGAATCTCCCGGTTCCATAACCAAAATAGCGTCGCTAGTCACAACGTCACCCACAGGGACATCAACGCTATACAGAACTGCATTATTAGAAGAAGATGTATCGCCGGAAGGAATTAAATTAACACTTACGCTACCGACCGTGCTTCCCATAGTAGTGTTAGTAATCACTATGCTTTTAACAATAGCATAGGAACCCACATTACTTGTTAAAGTATAAACATTAGAACCATTACCTACAGGTCCAATATAAAACCTCTTAGGAACTAAATTAGCCATCTCTCAACCTCCTATGCCAGTCCATATAAGTATAGCATTATCAAAAGTATTTGTATTCATTGACTGCGTGGTAAGTGCATCCAAAACATGATCAACAAAATCACCAGATGCATGATTTTGTGCCGATGTCCCATCATACCCACGCTGACTTACAGTCACCGTGTTGCCTGTGCGTGAAGAACACAGAATTTTTTCTTCATTAATTAATCCTCTGTTTATTACAATAACAAAAGGATTGACGCTACCCGTAGGATAGCTGGAGCCGGAAGTTAAAGAAATAGATGTATCTGTGTTTGATACATTAGCAGACAATGTGGTTTCTTCTACATCGCCTAAAAATTCTCTACGTTCCATAAACTCCCCAATTAGTCAATACTGATGTCTAAATCACCAGATGCAATTCTAAGAATGTCACCTGCATCAACTGTCTTGTTTGCGCTTAATGTGCCATGAACAAGTAAATTACCAGAAGATGCAGCATCAAAAACACCAACAGCAACAACCGTACACGCTGGCATACCAGTAAAGTCAATATTTGAAGTATTAGCGGTAGCACCACCAGAAGCAGCATCAAAAGCTGCCGACTGACGAGCATACGAACCACCAGTAACTTCAGTACCACCACCAGAATCCGAAGGAGCAGCGGTATATAAAGCAACATAAACAGCGCTTGGCGCTGTGTATGCGGATGTTGCTAAAAAGTGATCAAGGAGTGCATCCTCCAAATAATCGCTAAGATTTCCTGCCATTAGTTATTCTCCTTATAATAATCTTCCAACTCCAACTGAGTTGGGATTCTAAAGTTATCTAGAGTCAACAAATGATCAGCTTCAGCCGCATCTAACTCATAGATTCTTCTATCTCTTGTAAAACGAACACCGCTCTTTGTTGAATAAGCAGAACCGCTATCGAAATACACAAACTTTTTACCGGCAGATGCTTTAGCAACAGTCTTTTCAGGCACCGGAGACTTCTGTGTTTTAGGAGCAGCAGGCTCCTTTTTCACAGCAGCCTTTTTAGCCGTCTTCTTTGCAGCCGTCTTTTTTGCAACAGGCTTGTTTGGCTCAGGCAAATCAGACGACTTAACTACATTCTCGCTCATGGTAACAATTCTATCATAAGTATCATTATAAAACAGAAAAGGTGGGGGATTTCTCCCCCACCAATTCCGCTAGGTTTGTAACTACAACAATCCTAAGATCAGCTGCTGCGAAGCTTAACATTCTTAGCGATGACATAGCTGTCAGCGTTTTCAATGTTAGCAGCGACACGCATGTACTGGGTGTACTCAATCGTATCAGTCTTCGGCTGGAACTGACGGTAGACCGTGATATCACGATGCAAACCAACCACACGGTTGTTCGGGAACGTAAGCTCCACATAACCATGCGAACCAGAAGCGCCGGAGTAGTCGCCCGACTCAGCCTCAGGCATGAGCGGAACTTCGACAAGTCCGATACCATACGGTGCAAGACCAGTTGCACCAGCACCACCATTTGCACGCATTGCACCGTTCAAGAAGGCGAGATCGCCAGTCGTTGAGCCGGGGCTTGGTGCGCCAGCAGTTGCCTCAGTAGCCGAGTTCGGGTTCTGAAGCGAGTAAATTGCGTCCTGCACAACACCCGGGCCAGTGAAGAACTTAAGTTCGTTACGACGCTGGAGGTACTTCGAAGGAAGGTTACGAAGAACACGGTCGAAAACCGAACGTGAAACATTGTCACCAGCCTCATCGACCGTAGTGCCCGAAGCGAGAGCAAGCTTAACAAAACCATCAAGAGCCTTGAGAAGCGTGTTGCTTGACGAGGTATTGCCGTTGATGAGAAGGTCATCAAGATCGTTAGCGGTCTGGCGAGCCATAACCTGAGCAAGATGATCCTCAAGCGAGGCACCCTCAATGTTGTCCTCAAGGGACTCAGTTGAAATCTCCCAATCAAGACGAAGCTTGACGCTGGAGAGAGAAACCTTCGAGAAGGTCACGGCTGCGTTGCTACCATCATCGGTAGCCTCAGTAGCCTTGCGCATGATGCGCGTACCAACCGACAACTTGTCAATATCCATGCTTGATGCACGCATACGGACAACACGGCTGTTTTGCATAAGAACAGACTGATCGACCACAAAATCTAGGAACCGATTAGACTG